AGATATAAAGATTACTGCAAATACTGTTGATATTGTAAAATTTTTAGAAAGAACAAAACAAAAAATTCCAAATCAAATCCAAATGGCTTTAGCAAAAGCCTCACAGTTTGGTATTATGAGAATTACCGACAAGACTCAACAAGGTCAGTTGCCTGATGGTGGGAGATTAAGACCTTATAAAAAATCAACAAAAAAGGCTAGATTAAAAAGAAAAAGACAAGTTGGTCATGTAGATTTAACAGATACAGGTAGAATGTTTAGATCATTGACAAGCAAGATAACTAAATCAAAGGGAACATTATTTTTTAGGAGACAAGAAGAAAACAAAAAGGCTTTTTTCCATGATACAGGAACAAGATTTATGGAAGCTAGACCTTTTTTTGCTATTGGACGAAGAGATGAAGATAAGATAAGAGATATATTTTTTAGGTCAATAAAAATATGAGTAAGAGAGAAAATATAGCTGGAGATATAATTACTAAACTAGATGCAGTATCTAGTCCTATAGAACTAAAGCTAATAAAAAGAGAACCTTTTAAGCCTGAAGAGTTAAGTAATGCACAGTTTCCATCAGCATTTATACAAACAGGGGACGAAACAAGGGAAATGTTAACACTTGGAGATGTGGGTTCTGGTAAAAGGCAAGGAACGATAGACTTTGTTATAGTTGGTTTTGTTAAGGGAACAGACTCAAACATTGACACACTTCGCAATCAACTTATAGAAGTAGTAGAAGAAACTTTAGACAATGACATTACGAGAGATGGAAATGCTTTACATACTCAGATTATTGAGGCTAGTACAGACGAGGGCGAACTATTTCCTTATGGTGGAGTGAGAATTGTGGTAAGAGTTTTATATGAATTTGTAAGGGGGACTTCATAATGGCTAAAAGAATAAAAATATATTTTCCTGATGGAAATCAAGAGATGGAAATATTTGATGACCAGCTAGACAAATATCTTGCAAAAGGTTTTAAGAAAGATAAAAAAGAAGATAGACCTCTTCCAAAAAATGATTTAGAAGAAGAGGAAACAAACATAATAGAGGAGTAAAATTATGGCAACTCAAGTAGGAACAAGTGGGGTTGTAAAATCTGGTGCTAATGCGATTGGAGAAGTAACTGCTTTCACTCTCAATCAAACTATGGACACAGTAGAAGATACAGCTTTAACTGACTCAAACAAATCTTATAAAGTGTTAAGAGGAGACGCAACTGCAACTGTAGAATGTCATTTTGATAATGACGATACTGCTCAAGAGGCTCTTGATGTAGGTAACACAGCAACTTTAGAATTATATCCTGAGGGTGCTGATAGTGGAGATGAATATTTCACAGGAACAGCTATTGTAACAAGTAATGATGTTTCAGTAACTATGGACGGAATTACAAGCAGAACTTTCTCTTTCCAATTTACAGGTGGAGTAAGCACAGCAACAGTATAATAATTTGTGGTAGACAAAGTAGATTTTTTTGAGGGAGTCAAATCTCATTTTGAGTCTCTTGAAGTAAAAATAATTGAAGTTCCTGAGTGGGGTCTTGAGGGCGATAAAGCTATGTATGTAAGACCCTTTACCATGAACGAAAAAGCAAAATTATTTAAAGGTGCTAACGACTCAGATTTAGGAGTATTGGTTGATGTTATTATACAAAAAGCAGAAACCAAAAGCGGAGATAAGATGTTTGACCTGTCTCATAAGCCAAAATTTAAAATGAAAGCTGATACTGATGTTATCTCAAGGGTTGCTACTGAGATAATGTCTCAAGATAATATTTCTGACATTAAAAAAAAATAATTTCAAATCCTGAATTTCATAATGTCCTTGCTCTAGGCGAGAGATTGCATATGTCTGTAAGAGACATATTGCAAATGCCCGTTTCAGAGTTTAATATGTGGTTAGCATATTTTCAAATACAAAATGAAAAAGCTGAACAAGAGCAAAGAATGAACAAAAGATAATGGCTACAAAAAAAGTAAATATTGACATAGTTGCTAAGGATAAATCCAAAAGAGCATTAAACACAGTAAGAGGTAGCCTTGATAAATTAAAATCCTCAGTATTTAATGTAAAAACAGCTTTAGCTGGTTTAGGTGCTGGGTTAGTCATAAGAAATCTTGTCAACACAGGTAAAGAATTAGAAAACTTACAAGTTAGATTTAAGTTTTTACTTAAAAATGCTGAAGAGGGTGCAAAAGCATTTGAGAATATGACAAAGTTTGCATCTCAAGTTCCATTTTCTTTGGAAGAAATACAATCTGGTTCAGGGATATTAGCTACTGTTACTGATAATGCTGATGATCTTCAAAAGATGTTGGAGATTACAGGAAATGTAGCCGCAACTACAGGACTAGATTTTAGAACTGCGGCTGAACAAATACAAAGGTCATTTAGTGCTGGTATTGGTGCGGCTGATTTATTTAGAGAAAAAGGCGTGAGAAATATGCTTGGGTTCAAGGCTGGTGCTACAGTATCTATAGAGGAAACAGTAGAAGCATTTGAAAGAGTATTTGGAAAAGGTGGTCAATTTGGACAAGCAACTGATGAATTAGCAGATACATTTGAGGGAACTCTCTCAATGATTGGAGATAAATTTTTTAATTTTAAAAGAAGAATACTAGAAGCTGGTTTTTTTCCTGAATTAAAAAAACAATTCAAATCTTTAGATGATTTTTTAGCAAACAACACAGAGGCTTTTGATATTCTTGCAGAAAAAATAGGTAGAGGTTTAGCTATAGCTGTTAAAAAAGTTTCTGATGGTTTTATAATTTTAAAAGATAATGCAAATTTAGTTGCTGGTGCTTTTGCCGCCATAGTTGCTGTAAAATTAGCTGGAATATTTATATCAGTAACTACTGCTTTAGCTGGACTTACATTGGGAATGAAAGCATTTAATTCAGCTACAAAGAAAAATATTATTTTTGCATCAGTAGGAGTATTCGCAACAACATTTGGATTGTTAATAGAAAAATTTAGAGAGTTTAAAAAAGAATTATCTGATGGCACATTTGAAACAAAACATGCTGGAAAATCAATATCAGAATTAAAATCAGAAATAAGTAGATTAAGTGATGCAATACAATTTAGATTAAATAGTGGTATTACAAATTTTGAAACTATTTTGGCTAAATCTGGAGTACCAGAGTCAGGAAAATCTATAAATATGCTTCAAGATGAAATAAGATCACTTGCTGAAGCATTACAAATAGCCACAGAAAATCAAGAAAAATTTGGTATGGCTACTGAACAACCTTTAGATAAAGTTAAACAACTAGCTATGGAAAATTCTAAAGCATATGCAGATATGAAAAACAGTACAGGCGAGGCTTTAGTTCAAATAGAAGAAGAGAACAAGAGATCATTTAATAGAACTTTACAGAATTACAGATTGTTTGCTTTTACTATGAAACAGGCTCAAAAAAATGACCAAGATGCTATGTTGAAAGATACGCAAGAATATTATGATAAATTTACTGAGGCTATGTCATTAAGATATAGAATGGAACAAAAGTTAATAAGAGAAAACAATGAAGAATTAGATGCACAACTAGAAAAATATACTCAAGCTATGTTGATAAGAGGCAGAATAAATGATGAAGCTATGTCCAAAGATAAAACTTTATTTAGTTCATTTAAAAGTGGTTTTAGAGAAGCTATGGAAAGTGGTGCTGATGCTATGACAAAGATGAAAGATATAGGTGTCAAAACTTTTGATGAATTGACTAAAACATTAACTGACTTTGTTATGACAGGAAAATTAAATTTTCAAAGTTTAGCTGAAACTATTATTAGAATGTTGTTAGAGGCTTTGATAGGTTCAGCAATAAAATCAGCCATAGCTAAATCAGAGGCTATGATGTTGATGTCTACCATAAGAAGAGCTATGCGAAATGTATTTGAGGGTGCAACAAGAACTTTTGCTAGTATTCCTTTTCCATTTAATATTGCCGCTACAGGATTAGCTATCAAGTTTGGTATGGGATTGGTAAATAAAATAAAAGGTTTTGAAAAAGGTGGTATAGCAAGAGCAAATCAACCAGCAATAGTAGGGGAAAGAGGTCCTGAATTAATTATGCCAAGAAAAGATATGCAAGTTACACCAAATAATAAACTTGGAACTATGGGCGGTTCTGTAAATGTGAACTTTACAATTAATGCTGTAGATACTAGAGGTTTTAGATCACTTCTTACAAATGAAAGAGGGACTATAGTGAATATTATAAATCAAGCAGTAACAGATAAAGGGAGACCTGTACTAGTATGAGTGGGTCATTACCTTTAACAGAATTTCAGGCTATAAATTTTAAGTCTAATCAAAGAACACTTGTCTCTCAAGCTGATGATGGAACACAGTTTACAAGACAAATTGACGGACAAAGATTTAGTTTTACTTTATCTTTTCCATTAAAAACAAGAGCAGAAATAAGTCCATTGATGGCTTTTATAATTGCACAAAGATCAAGAAAAGAAACTTTTACTATTACACTCCCAGCATATATCGGTAATGCAAAGGGAACTGTTGCTGGTAGTCCAACAGGAACAGCAAGTGCTGGTGGAACATCTATAACTTTAGGTGGAACTAGATCAGGTAGTTTATTGGCTGGAGACTTAATAAAATTTGCAAGTCATAATAAAGTTTATATGGTTGTAGCCGATAATTCAGACATAACTTCAGGTGCGTTAACTATTGAACCACCTTTAAAATCAGCAGTATCAGGTTCAGCTATTACATTTGATAGTGTTCCAATTACAGTAAGACTTATGAGTGATATGCAAGAATTTCAAAGTGATGTATCTGATAAAGATGGGGAGTTGCTTTTCAGTTATGAGATAGATGTTGTTGAGGCTTTCTAATGTCAAGAGGATTACATAGTGATCTTGTTACTGAACTAGCAACTAAAAATATAAATGCAGTTCATCTTGTCAATATAACACTTGGAAGTTCAAACTTAGCTTTTACTGAAAACAGTTTTCCATTAACATCTAGCATATCAGGTAGTTCTACAACATATTTATCTTCAGGTGTTTTATTAGATGTTTCAAATGTATCAGAGAGTCAAGGTGTTCAAGTATCAAGATTAAATTTAACTGTAACAGGAGTAGATCAAACTTATATTGCTTTAGTCCTCAATAACAATGTTATACATGATGAAGTAAAAATATTTAGAGCATTTTTAAATAGTTCTGGTGGTATAATTAACAATCCATTTTTATTGTATCATGGTTTTGTAAATAGCTTTCAAATAGTTGATAATACTTCTACAGCAACTTTAAAATTTGATTTAGAAAGTTTTTTTGCCAATAGTGGTCAAGTAAACGGAAGAATAACAAACAATCAAACACAACAAAGATTTTTTAGTGGAGATAAAGGTTTTGAATTTGGAGACCAAATAGTTATAGATTTAAAATGGGGTAATAGTGGATAGTTATAGATTTTACCAAGCTGATGAAAAAGATTTAGATGAATTGTTTGAAGTTGGTAAAAAATTTAAAAGAGAACTTAGAGATTTAGATTTACCTGATTTATCTGAGGGAAAAGTTTTTAAATTATTAGATATGCTTTTGAATAAAGGTAAAATAATTTGTTGTAGTTTAAATCAAGAAAATAAAATTATTGGTGCTGTAGGTTTTTACAAAAGTCAGTATTGGTGGAGTGATGCTTATATATATAATATACAATTTATTTATGTAATGCCAAATCATAGAAATTTTACAACTTTTAGAAATTTATTAAGCGGTGTTCAAAAAATTGCAAAAGATGATCCTATTAATTTATCTATTACAACAAAATTAAAACTTGACCCTGTACTTAAAAAATTAGGATTTGACGAGATGGGAAAGAATTGGAGACTTGGCTAATGTGTGATTTACCAGATACAGGACTCCCAATAATTGATGATGCTATTGACATTATAGAAGATGTTTTTGAGGGTATAATTGATATTGTTGAGGACATTGTTTCTTGGTTGATGCCTATACCAGAATTACCTGATTTTGATGATGGATTTAATGACCCTACTTCAAGAACTGATGGGATATTAGTAAATAAACAATCTAGCAGTTCTGGTTTACCTTTGATTTATGGAATGAGAAAAGTAGGCGGTATAATGGCTTTTGTTCAAACAGACTCTACAAATGAATTTTTATATGTTGCTCTTGCTATGTGTGAGGGAAAAATAAATGCGTGTAAAAAAATATTTTTTGATGATGTTGAAGTAACTGATTTTAATACATCAGATAGTTCAGGTGCTACTTCACCAAATTCTTTTGACGATCAAACTGTATATTTTGGTAAATTTGCTGATGTACAAAATGATGATGGAACAACAACAAATCAATCTCATGTTCAAATGCAGTTTTTTGATGGAGATGATGACCAAGTATCTTCTTCAATATTATCTACTTTATCTGATTGGACAAGTAATCACAGACTTAGAGGAGTAAGTTATCTTGCATTAAAATTAAGATTTAATCCTGATGTATTCTCAAGAGTGCCAAGAATAAACGCGTTGATACAAGGTAGAAAAATATCTACATTTGATAATTCGTCAAGTGAAACAACAGACCAATACTCAACTAATCCAGCTTTTGTATTACTTGATTATCTAACCAATACAAGATTTGGTAAAGGAGTTCCAATAGCTAATATTGATATTCCTAGTTTTTTCACAGCATCTCAAGTAGCTGAAACTGATATTACCCCAACAGGTTCAGCAGTAACAAATCCACAAGATAATTCTAGCGGTAATACAATAAACCTATTAGATATGAATATAGCTTTAGATACTAGGAACAAAGTTTTAAATAATATTAGAGAACTTGTTTTATCTTGCAGAGGTTTACTATCTTATGCTGGTGGTAAATATAAACTTACTATTGAAAGCACAGGCTCAAGTGTTTTAACTTTAGATGAAAGCGATATTATTGGTGGGATAAATATACAATCAGAGTCAAAGACAGATAAATATAATAAAGTTTTAATTGATTTTCCTGATATTGATTTAGGTTTTAAAAATAATACAGCTTCGTTTCCACCAAATGATGATAGTGGTTTAGCTTCAGCAGATCAACACGCAACTATGAAAACTGCTGATGGTGGAGAACTTTTAGAGGGTAGATTTACACTTCAAGGTTTGACAAGTTTTCATCAGGCTCAAGAACATGCTGAAGTAATATTAAGAAGATCAAGAAATGGATTAAGAGTTTCTTTAAAAGCAAGTGGCGAAGCTATGAACCTTATTGTAGGGGATATTGTATCAATTACTCATGCTACACCATCATTTTCAGCTAAAGTATTTAGAGTTATTGGGGTAACACTTAATAAAGACCAAACTGTTAATCTTAATTTAGTAGAACATCAAGATAGTTTTTATACTTTTGCAACTCAAAGTGCTGTTGCAACTATTCCTGATACAACACTACCAAATCCGCTAACTATATCAGCACCAGCAAGTGTTACACTATCTGATGAATTAGTAGAATATTCAGAGGGCACAGTTATAACTAGATTAAATATTTTAGTTGGTGCATCTACTGACAAGTTTGTAAGAGAATATCAAGTAGAAGCAAAAAAATCTACAGAAAGCAATTTTAAAATTATTGGAAGAGGAATACAGCTTAATTATGAATTATTAAATGTCATTGATGATGCTACTTATAATGTGAGAGTAAGAGCAGTAAATGGTTTAGGAGTCGCTTCAGCATATACTACAGCAGATAGAAAAATAGTTGGTGCTACTGAACCACCAAATGATGTAACAAACTTTTCTGTTAATATGCTTGGTAGTTCACAA